ACATGTTTTGGATTCGGAGACATATATAATTTTAGCTGCTGGTCGTGATTGCCACGGCCCGCATAGTCCCACCCCATGTATTGTCCCTGTAGCAACAATGAAATGTGCCGCATTTTGTCCAATTGTTAGAAGTAGAATTTGTTTGGATGTAAAATCATTTAGTACAAGGGTATTTGTATCGGTTGATGATAGTAAGTGTAGTTAAGGAGTAAAATGGCTGAACAACAAAAATTTAAAGGTTGCCCATATCCGATAGTATCGCATCCACTGGGGTTACTTCATACTCAATGGGGAGTTGATCAAATAAAATCAGATTTACTTGTTTTATTATTGACAACTCCTGGTGAGCGGGTAATGTTGCCTAATTTTGGCACGCCCTTGAAAAAGTTATTTTTTGAGCCGAATGATGTGATAATAGTTAACGAAGCTAGACAAATGATTGCTGATGCAATTCAAGCTTGGGAACCAAGGGTGGCAATTAGTGGCATTGATGTCAGTATAGGCATCGACAATTTAGATCATTCTTCTTTTGAGGGTGTAGACCCACCAACAAATGCAAGCTTAATTGGTGGGGATTATACAAATACAATGAATGATAACGATCATGTTTTGGCAATCAGAATAAGTTTCTTTGATCCAGAAAACATACAGAGTGTGCAACAATTGGTTTTAGAAGTACCACTATCATAAGGTGTAAATAATGACGTGTCCAAATATTAGTCCATATGCAATATCCGATCCGATAAGGAATAAAAATATAATTAATTTGAACTATACCAATCAAGATTTTTGGTCAATGAAGACTAGATTGGTTAATTTTATCAATGAGCAATTTGCGGATAATTTTACTGACTTTGTAGAATCATCTATTGCTATTATGTTAATTGAGAATTTTGCTTTTATAGCAGATACTCTTAGTTTTAAGATTGACCAAATTGCCAATGAAATATTTATTGATACTGTGACTGAATTGGATAATGCTTTCCGTTTGGCAAAATTGGTTGGGTTTGAACCTTTACCTCCTGTTGCTGCGACATGTTTATGGACTGCCTCTATTGCTGCTGTTTTAGTTGAAGATTTAGTTATTCCAACTCCATTTATAGTGGAAATTGGTTCTGCACAAGGGGAGATATCATTTGAACTGTTTCCAGCTAACGCAAATAATGATGTTGTTTTTGATGAAGATATTATTATTCCAGCAGGATCTACAACTATTCAAAATATTATTGGACTACAAGGGAGGACATATGATGTAATTTCTGAATCTGCTGGCGGTATTGGGCAATTTGTAGATATATCGCAACCAAACATAATTTACGAGTCAATTAGAGTTTGGGTAGATGGAACTTTGTGGACAAAGGTTGATTATTTCACCGTATCTCAACCAAAACAGGAATACCGTGTAGAATGGAATTCTGATTATTCGGTGGTTGTGGTATTTGGCAATAATCGTGCTGGCATGATTCCCTCCCCAGGATCTCAAATTAGAATTGAATATAGAACCGGGGATGGTACTCAAGGCAATATTATAGCTGGAAATACTTTCCAACAACCAGTTTCAATTAGTGTTTTTCCTTTTGGTATTCCGGTAAATGTTACCAACTATACAAAAGGAAAATTTGGTTATGATGGAGATGGAATAGAAGATATAAGAAGAAAGCTTCCTGAATACTTAAGAACTCAAGATAGAGCGGTTACTGGTTTAGACTTTAAAACACTTACTGATCAATTTGCTAGTCCTTATCACGGGCAAACTGGCAAGTCTGTGGCAGTTTTGAGAAATTATGGATGTGCGGCCAACATTGTGGATTTATACGTTTTAACAAGAGAAGGTACTGATGGATTAGTAGAATCTTCTAGCGAATTTAAGGCTGAATTACAAACGTACATTGATGGTCTAAAAATGTTAACAGATGTGATTTGTATTAGAGATGGAGTCATTGTTGAAGTTGATGTTTCTATTGATGTGACTGCCAATAGGTCGCAACGCAAGTTTGAAGAAGAAATTAAAACCAGGATTAATTATAGACTAAATACTTTTTTTGCCTTGATAAATTGGGAATACGGCCAAGATTTAAAAAATACAGATATTATTAAACTATTATCAGATATAAGAGAAATAACTGACTTTGAAATTACATTTACAACAGATGATCCTAACAATGGCGGTCAATTGGTTACAACTAGGTTTAATGAAATAATTAGACTAAGTAGTGTATTATTAAATTTTACTTATGAATAATGGGGTAAACGGTGGCTGTAAAAACAATAGATGAATCTCCTACATTAATTGATACAATTAAATTTGTATTGAAGACGCCAACTTCTGGATATTCTGGATATTCTGGATATAGTGGTGATGGTAGCTGTCTGTACGCAAATCCCTATAAAGTCAGCACGGTAAAGATTTATTTTATAGCAAGAGATTTTGTAAGTGGTAATTTTAGAGAATATGAACAGGCTCATTATGACCAAGTTAAATTACAAGCTGCTTTAGATGCAGAGCAATATGCTTGTGATTATCCTACTCCCGAAAATATTCAGACTGCCCAAGACCTTCGTTCACAGGCAGAACTGTCTGCTACAAGAACTACTTTTTATTACAATGAGGCTGTTGCGGTAAAACAATTCGGAGATGACATTAATCCCGCTTGGATAGGCACCATTGACCCGGAAAATTGTCCTTTGGTAAATGTGTCCACTGGAGTTTTTGAATTAGAATGGGAGCCAAAAGGAATGCGGGAGGGGCAGTATTTTATTTGTTGGACATGGGAACCGCTGCCCGCAGGAGATTCACTCACTGACCATCAATATTTTGAGATTTTTGCTGCTACAGAAATTACAGCTTTACCTCAACATGTCACCAATCCTGATAAGTATAAAACATTGTTAGAGAGATATACTCCTTCAATGTTTAAGTTAAAAATTTCTAATGTAGACTTGGCACCGACCGTATTAGACAATTTCAATAAGTCTGTAGCTAAGGGATTTACAGTAATTGAAGATTATGCAAATCAATTGATTGATTTAATGGACGCCAATGTTGTTAATGAAAACTTTTTGCCTTATTTGGCAAATATGTTTAACTTACAATTAAAAAGTCAAGATCCTACTCTTTGGAGAAGACAAATTAAAAGAGCTGTTCCCCTTTTTAAAAAGAAAGGAACCTATGCTGGCTTACAAGAGGCGTTTGCCGAAGCTGGGTTCAATCTTTTAAGTATTACAAGGTTGTGGCAGATTATCTCTCGTTATACATGGGTAGAAGGAATAACTGCTGAAGTAAATGGACAAACTGAGTTTATATTAGACAAAAATCCAATTCTTCCTATTGACCCGGCTAATTTTGAATTATATTTGCGACCAGTCGGTATTTTGGTAGGTGGAGTGTGGACCACAAATGACTTTGTACCATTAACTCAAGACTATGTTAGTTTCTCTACTACCGACCACGTTACAACAATGACTTGGTTGGGTGCTACACAACCAAGTCCAATCGTTCTAGCGGCAGGAGATACTCTTAAAGTTGTTTATCAAGTAAGAGAAGTTCCCAGTCCTTCTGAACAAACCATAGAAGATTATATTAGAACCTTAGAATTAGCAGATCAAAGAGATGATAGGGACCAAGAATATCCTAAAAAAAATTGGAATGTAAGAATTATTGAAGAAGACGATCCTTATTTTGACATTGTGGTTCCGACAAGACATCCTTTTGAAAACCCTGTTATTTTCGGACAAGTAAGGACGGAATTTCCATTGTCAGAAAATCTCTACAATATGGACGAATATGACGGTAGTTTAAGGGAATCTGATAGTCCGTGTGATATAGACAAAGACTTCTTAGATTGTTGTACTGCTTGCATGAGTAGTAAATTTAATGTTAATTTAGAGATTAGCGATATTTCTGATGATCGTCTTCATGAGGCATACCAAATATTGGAAGAATATAAGCCGTTTCATGCCATATTGCACTCTTTCAACTTCTCTGCCTTGGTGGAAGAATATGTAAATTGTAATGTAGAAGATATTGAGGCGTTGGTTACAGTTGAGTTGGAAGAAACTGTATTGGCTGATACTGGTAATGTTTTTACTAGAGTAATGCAACACTCATTGCCGGGAGATGATTCTGCTGTAATTCGTAGAAATATGCTAAACGATATGACAAACGAAACCGGAGCCGGGGTTTCTGGAACCATTTCTAGCTCAGAAATTGTCTTATATGCCCCAGACGTTGATTTACTCCATTTGAATATTAACAACTGGAATTATTTACAAACCCCCACCACTTATGTTGCTGGCACTAATCAAAATGTTATGGAAATTTTAGCCCCGCACGCAAATGCGGGCGACTATGTTTTATCTGGTGATATAAGTTTACATCTTGCCAGAGTAGACAGCGCCCCAGATCCCTTTGACTCAAGTGGGTTTACTTATCGTATATCTAATTTCATATACAATAATGCCATCAATCAAATTGATCCTTACGATGCAACGACAGGAATTGTTACTATAACCGATGGAACAATTGATGATGTAAGAAACTTATTTAAAATTGGAGATTATATCCGTATTGGAGCAGATCCTTTAACAAGCCAGCATAAATTGGTGGGATATGTAGACGGAGAAACTCATAAGTTTTATATTGAGTATACTGGGGCGTCCGTAGCAGGAAGCATTGATGTATACCGAAGATTGGTAGATAATCAAGTTGGGTACATGAATTATCGTGGAATTAAGTTGGTTCTGGCGGGAAATTATGAAACAAGTTTAGGAATTCTTAATGGGGCGAGCGCCCCAAATTATCCATTCCTGGATGGGTTCTTGAACCAAGGCTCAGGCAGATTGGATGGGGGCGGAATTCCAAGCGACACGGATGACGACCATTTTAAAGAGAATTTCATGGTTCGTTTGGATGTTTTAAGTACGACTTATTATTTCTTAATTGAAGATATACATGGTAATTATCCTCTTGGTTTTACTACATTCATATTAAGCGGTCTTAATCAATCTTGGCCTACTACCGGAACTCCCGCCACCGTGTCCATATATCGGGCTACAAAAAAGACATTTTCGGTGCCCGAGCAGCATTATTTGAAAGAAGTAAGGGTGATAAGAACACAGCAAGAAGAAGTTAGTAGTACGCCTTTAGATGAAACAAATTCAGAATATATACAAACAACGGGTACTCGGCCTCCATTTGATTACGAGACACCAGCGGGCGGTGGTCCTCCGACAGATGGTTTAGACCGTAGGGGAAAGGATTTAGTTTCCATTACTCAGGAAGTTGTTATGCCAATGGCACTTAGGACTTCGGTTTTAAATGCTTTAAATAATGGAAATCAGGTAGTAGAAACAATTAATCAGCAAGAATCCATTACTTTTAGTATAGAATGGGCGGAAGGCTCAGAAGGAAAAAAATGATAGAATCAATACATCCCATAGGCGAAGTAGAAAGAATCATTGAATTTATTGATGGTTCTAAAGAAATAATTAGGTTTAAAAATACAATCTTAAAACTTGGTAGAAGCACTCTTGCGGCTTGTTTGGGAACTAATCCTGGTGTGAACTACCAATATTATATTAATTCAATAATATGGGGCACTAATGGTACTAGTGGTGGGGCGGCAAGGTTTGTAAATGCTGAACGTACTGGCTTATTTGGACCGACTGTATTGAGTAGGTCAGTAGTTTCTACTGTTGACCAGACTCAAGTTATTTTTACCTCAGTTATTCCGTTTAATTCGGGAATAGAGCCAGCGACATTGAACGAGATGGCCTTAGTTATGGCTAATGGGCAACTATATAGTATGGTAACTTTTCCAGATTTGACAAAGACTAGTACGATGCAAATTACATGGAATTGGAGACTGCAATTCATTTAAAGAGGTTAAATAATGCCAAGGATTGATTTAATTCCAGAAGAATCGTGTTATTACAATGCATTAGATCCATATTATGTTGATTATGATAATCAGCCTCTACGGAACATTATTGCCAGACAGAAGTTGATTAATACCGTTGTAGACCGTAATGATCTTGATTTAGCTAATGCCAAGGGTACAACAGGCAGCTTGGCCGAAAGATTGTCTTCTTCATTGGAAGACGATGGACATTTAAAAGCCTCGGCAGTAGATTTGTCGCTTCATACAATGGACGCACATACAGATACAGTAAATTATGTGAGGATGACTGCTGATGAGCGCGATAAATTGGCGTTAATAGCCGATGAAGCTAAGAATATTTCTTTGGAATTTGAGACTGCTGGAATATCCAACATTCCTGTGGATATTGATAATGGGGTAGTTATTTTTGCTGATTCGGTCAGTACGAGTTGGAGGTGGGAAACTGGCAAGGTATATTTAGATTTAAATTTTCCGCTTGAAG